GATACTGCTATTGCAAAAGGGATAAAGAATGATCCGGGATCGCGTGAGAAACTGGCTATCACCAATCTGTGTGCAAAATTGCTACAACCATTACGGGATGCTATCGGCAAGCCTATCTCCATTAATTCAGGCTACAGATGCCCAGAGTTGAATGCGGCAGTGGGGGGTGTCCCTACATCTCAACATCAAAAAGGGGAAGCAGCCGATTTGAGTATTGATGGAAAGGCCGGTGATTTATTGGAAGTATTGGAAGATTCCGGTTTGACGTTCGATCAGGCCATCCTATACCGTAAAAATAACTTCCTTCATGTTTCGCTAAAGCTAGAAGGAGAACAAAGAAAACAGATCATCATCAAGAAATGAAAGCCTGGTATGCCATATCTGTTTTAGCTCTTTGTTTTGCTTGTTTCTTTGCCGGAAGGTATTCGGTAGAAAAGCAAATAGAGGTAGTCAAGGAAACAGACACGATCAACAAACCTGTTCCTGAGCCTTCTTACATGCTTGATGTAGAGGAAATCGAGCTACCTTACCCGATTTTCGTTTATTCGAAGGGTGACACGGTAAAGGAACTTGACACGATTTATATCCCGTTACCAATCCAGAGAAAGGTTTATGAGACAGATTTGTATAGGGCGGTAGTTAGCGGTTATAGACCCAATCTCGATTCGATGATAATTTACCATAAACGAGAGGTTGTACACCAAAAAGATCGTCGCTGGGGATTAGGGGTAATAGGTGGATATGGAATAGGCAGAAGTGGCTTTTCTCCGTATATCGGGGTAGGCTTATACTATAGAATTTGGTAAGTAGACTTTTGTTCATAGTCTCTTCCTATGGGGCTGGGAAGTAAAATAAAAGCCCCCAACGTATCACGTTTAACTGCTACATAAAACTGATACACAAGCATAGACACTCGCACGTTGGGGACTTAATATCTTCAACATGAATGTCTATGCTTTTGTTGCATTATGTGCGATAAGTTTTA